GGCGATCCTGGGCTTTATAGGGGGTTGGGTGGCCTTGGGCGTTGCCTGCCTCAGCCGCCAGCGCCCCCTGCGCCCAGTGCCTTCCTGGGCCTTAAATTGGGGGTACAGGAGCCAGGCTAAGCGTGCGATTGCTGGGATCGACACGCCGAAAGATTTATTTAATTAGGTACTTGACTAGATAGACAGATGTCTATACATTTATCTCATTGGGCAAGGCGCCCTAAAGGAAGGCAAGACAATGAAGTTAGTAGCAACAGATCAGAAAGTAACAATTAAGTGGTTTGTATATTCAATGGGCGAGAAACTTCCTCGCACTGCTGCAATGCGTGGCGCTTGGGATGGTTATGATTTCGAATGTTCTTGCGGATACCAAAGCAAAACTGGTGGAGCAATTAAGGCTTGCGTAACAGAGATGATGGAAAAACACAAAATGTTTGAACACAATTACACATATCAATTATCAGATAAGCCAGTAGAACTTTTTGCTCACCTATACAACTAAAATAGAATTTAGGAAACTTCTCAATAGAAAAGGAAGGCACCAAATGAAAGCAGTAGAAGTAAGAAAATTAATTAAAGATAATTCTTTAAATAATTTAGTTGCAAGAGGTAGAACAAATGGAATGGTAATAGTAATAGGAACTGCATCAAATGATGATTCAGCAATTCTTAATGAATTATTAAATGGATTCGGATATGAATTAAAATCATATAAATTTTTAAATCATTCTGAATACATAGTAAATCCTAAGTAAAAACACAAAAAAATCCCTACCTCTGCCGACGGCTGGCGAGGTAGGGATTTTTTATTGGGCTAGCGCTTGCGCTATTCCCTGCTCCAAAGAAATCTTTGGTTCATAAATCATATTCATATATCTTGGATTACCAACACGATATTCAACGCCAACTGGCGCGGTTGGATCAGTTTCAATTGGTGCTAAGTAACCAGCAGATAACATCATCATCTCTGCTAATTCAATAAAAGAGGTTGCCCTACCAGAGCAAATATTCATAACTTCAACGCCGTTAAGAACGGCTGCAAAAGTTGCTTCGACTATATCGTCAATGTGTACAAAATCTCTTACCTGATTACCAGTTCCCCATATTTTAAATGGAGATGCTTTTGCTTTTGCTCTAGCAACAAATGATGGGAATGGATAATCTAAAGATTGATCGTTGCCATATCCTGAAAATGGGCGAAGGATTGTTACCTTCAAGCCTTCATCTCTGGCATATTGCGCTAGCATCTCGCCAGTTAATTTACTCCAACCATAGGTTTGATCAGGAGTTCTAATGTGTTCTAAATTTATATCCTGCTCAGATAACATCGCTTTAAATCTTGCTCGCTGCAACATAATTGGATAAGCAGCAGAGGATGAGAAATAAACTATTCGCCCAGGGCGAGTTCTAAGCGCCCATTGAAATAGGTCAGAATCAATTGCCAGGTCAGTGGCAACTGCCAAAGGATTACCTTCAATGGTGGCACGGCCACCGACTACGGCTGCCAAATGAATTACAACATCAAAGTAGGTGTTATCGGTTGCAAAGAATTTGCGAGCCTCAGTGCCTGATTTAATATCAAAGCCAACTACATTATTATTCTTTTTATCTAAGGCTCTATGAAATGCTTTACCTACAAAACCTTCATCACCTGTAATTAGGATTTTCATTTAAGTTTAGCCAGCAATGTTTGGTATTGATCGCTAGCAATAAAATTATCAAAGGCTACTTTATCTGCTGAGTAAACTTCTGGCGCGTTTACCCTGGCGTAATTCTCATCCATCGGCGCTTTGCCGTTAAAGGCGTGGCAATGTTCAATGATTACATCAGGTAGATATTTAATCTTACCTAAATCCTGCCCAAGTTTTAGCCAAAAATTATCTAGGTATAAATGGCGCTGGCTATCAGGCACCATTCCACGCAAGGCTTTTACAATCTCACCCGACATCGCAACCGCAGTTGGTAGGGCTGAGCCTTGGAATAGATCGTTGCCATAAACAATATCTGAACCAGAGTAAAGTTCCTCAACAAACTTCTCATCCCAGTTAGCAGTTCTTGGGCGGTGATCATCACCCATAAATGCAAAGTTATCAAACTCGCCTATAAATTGGCGGGCAATGTAATTTAATGGGTAAGCCATCCCGCCAGTTTCATTATGAATCATAATTACAGATTCAACTGGTAATTTCCAGGAGTACTGGCTGCGAGTTTCATCATTAAAATCTACAATATAAAATCTTTTAGCCTTTGTGTTTGTATCTACAAAAGCCTGTTCTAAAGCGAGGGCATTATCTGGCCGACCTCTAGTTGGAATTAAAACTACTAAATCACTTTCTACCATTTGCCAACTCCCCCGCAATAGCAAAATAAGCCGCACCATCAATGAAGTTATCATCTTTGCAGGTTTCCATTGATCTTGCAATCTTAATTAAGGCACAAATCATAGCGCTTTGTTCTGGTGAAACTGGAACTTCAAGATAGGTAGATATGAATTGACTAATCCGATTGAAGTTTACTTCAGGCGTGCCATAGGCTGATTGCCTATCAGAATGAGTTAGCCTTTTAGCCTCATCTAAAATTTTCCCCCGATCCATAGGTTACTTAGAACCTAGGCCGTACTCTTGCTCGGTCTTATCAGCCCATTTAGCAAGAGGCGCAGTTAAGCCACCAATTAGGATTGCGTACTGAGGAGCAAGATCAGAAGCCAATGCAATTCCCATTGTTACTGCTGAGGCTAGTACTGCTCTTGCATAAGATTTAAATGCAGCGATTGTTTTTGGGTCTTTTAATTTAGCGGTTAATTTATTCATTTTCATCCTTTAAGGGCGTGCAACACCCATAACTAGGGAGTAAGAGCGTTTCCTAAGATACACTCCATCTCCATTTGATTGGCTTCCTACACTACCACTTGAGGTATTACCCTCAATAACTTGTAGGTACTTTAGCGCAGTATTGTTCCATTTTACTATTCCAACATGATCAGGCTCAGAATCCTTATCAAATTGGAAAAATACAATATCCCCTGCCTGGGCTTGACCTACTGGAATTATCTTATTTTTCTTACTAAACCATTTTAGGCCAGCATCGCAGGAGGCAAAACCCTTTTTACTTTGGGCTGCGATCTTAGTAATTAAACCAGCCTCATTAAAACACCAGGAAACAAAGGTAGCGCACCAAGGTTGATTATTTGCGCCATACCATTTACCAAAGATGGTTTCATTGTTAGAACCTTCTTTGTAGCCAAGTTGTTTTTTGGCTACCTCAACCACTGTACTCATTTGCCCCCTATTTGTTTTTAACTAACAATCTGTAAATTTCATCAATCCGAACTTCTAATCTATCAACTTGATTGGTAATAGCATCAATGCGATCACGCACCGAGCCGCCACCATTGGGTTTAAGTTCGGATAGATAACTCTTAACCAGAAATCTTACACCTGCAATTAGAAATCCAATTAAGGTTCCAACTGAAACTGCAATTGCTGCCCATTCGTTAGGGGTCATTTAGTAATAACCAATACCATCATAGTTACAGTTCCTGCTGAAGTTATAGCATAAATAGGAGATTCGTGATTATTCAAAGTTATTTTATCTCCATTATCCATTCGGTATCCATTAGATGTAGTTACATCTGCTCCGCCAATAAAACATTGACCAGAACTAGAATGAAGGTAAACTCCCTCAGCAACACCATCTCCTGCAACCAATAAAGTTGCAGCAGTAGTAACTGTTACCTGACTTGAACTAATAGGCATAACTTCTCCTTAAATAAGCCCCGAATCCTCAATAGCATCAACTGCATCATCGATGCTTCTAGTTATATCTGGGAAATCAAAGAGCAGCGATCTCATCCTCAGTTAAACCAAGTGCTGCTAATTTAGCCCTAGCACTGGCGGCGGCTGCTGCTTTCGCATCTGCCTCTGCTGCTGCTGCTGCTCTCTGATCTTCAGCAGTCAATCTTGCAGTTTCTAAATCTGCAATTTCCTCAGCAGTTAATGGCACTACTTCGGTAACTCCAGTCTCGCAATTTACGATGACTTTTGTAGGTGTGTCTGTTGACATTGTGTTGCTCCTTTGTTATGCGTTGGATATGCCGTATAAATAAAATGATGAACCTGTTACAAGTGAACCCGAACCATCTAAGCCAAACTTAATTTGAGTTATAGCGGCTGTGTTTGACCATAACGCTGCCTCTGCCAAAATATAAGCAGTAGCATTATTTCTTTCTGCTACATCAAATATAGACATTGGTTTATTTTGACTAACAGTATAAGAAGGAATATATAACTCACCACTACTAAAAGTGCTTGCAGTACCGCTAGTTCCTGGAACCCTCAAATATCCTATAAAGGGTTGAGATGTTGCTCTAGCCGAAGTAGCACTCGCACCATCACCCATTAAATAAGTTTCACTAATACCTGATGCAGTTGCATTTAATTCTATATAGGCAAGTCTTTCTGTTACTGCGGCATCACACCTAGCCGAATAACGCAACACCAAATCCGTATAGGTAGCAGGTATTGATGAGAAGGTAACAGATGCAGCAGATGATGTTAAAACATTTGAACTGATTAAGGTATATGTGGCTGGCAAAGTAATCTCCTATGCTTTCAAAATGCCGTAGAGGGTGGCGGTTGTGCCTGCATCAAAACTTCCAGAACTAAGTTTTAATTGTATACTTGTTATAGCAGAAGTAGAGCGATATAAATTGACTACTTTAGCAATACCATCAGTTGAAGCACCATTTGTATCACCTGAAAAAGATACTAAATTAGTCTTAAATGTTGAGCCAGCATAAGAAAAAATATCCACCTCAATTAACTTAGGTGTAGTGTGCAAGCCTAAAACCGATAAATCGCAATATGCAATACCAGTTGACCGACCACTATAAGCATTACTAAATGCGCCATAAAGTTGAGTGTTAGAATATAGTGATGATGTATCGGAATTGTAGGTCATCTGCACGCCAGCACCTGCACTATCTATTGCTACTAAAACTATTCGCAAATCTGTCCAACTAGATGCAATAGAATTAAAATTTATTGATGCACTTGCACTACTCAAAGTAGTTGTAGCAATTTTATCGTATGTGGTTGCCATATTATCCTTTGATTCCGTAAAGGGCAAAAGTAGATGAGGTTGTAAAGTTACTATTACCGCTAATAACGCTTATTGAAGTTATAGCGTTTGTATTCATCCATAAACCTGATGCTAAACCTACGGAGTAATTAGTATTGGTAGTATTTCCATTAGCACCATAAAATCCGCGAACAGTTTTATATTTAGTAGTTGATGCGTAATCAATAATATCTACAACGGCAACACCAAACTCATTTGCAGTAGTTCCATAAGCACCAGCAGCATCAAATCTAATTGTGCTAACACTTGCAGCCCCAAGTGCAGTTACAGCAGACCCATCTCCGTACATTTGATGCCTTGCGTAATTTGTACCTGTGTCTGAGTTAAACTGCATTTCTACTCGCAAAGCGGCCGCTACCCCTGAATATGTGTCTTTAGAAATCCAGCGCAGTTGAAGGTGTTTGTATGTATTAGGAATTGAGTTAAAGGTAACAGTAGTGCTTGAACCTGTACCAGTAGCACTAGCAATAGATTCGTATGAACTGGTAGCGCCAGCAGCAAGTAATCCGCCATATCCTCTAGTTGAGGCATTAGCAAGCGTTGTAATTAACGGCATTGTTATATCCCTCCTAAGCGAATTTAGTTTGAGTTTCTAATACTGTATAGGTTGGCGTTGCAGCAGTTTTAATAATTGTAAAAGAGTATGCGTCAATAGCGGAGGCATTTCCAGCAGAGATAGCGGCAGGAACTTTTGGAGTAACTGTTGAGCCGTCAATTTGAATTACATTTGGATAGTAAGCGGTTGCGCCATTAGTATTTAGCCAAACTAAAGTAATTGCATCACCTACTGCTAAAGCCGAACTGAGAGTTGCTCCACTTGAATAACGGAAATTAAGTGTATGGTTAGCGGTTGCGTTTGATGTGTAATACCAAACTGAAGCGGTAGATACATCAAAGTTAATAGTGCCTGTTGCAGCCGAAGCGACAACATTTACATCTTCTTCAAAGCCTTTGATAATTAAATCTGATTGGCTAGTTGCAATATTAAGTGTAACAGTTCCGCTAGTTCCACCACCTGTTAAACCTGTACCAGCAGTTACACCTTCAATATCACCAGTTGCACCTGATGCAGCCCAGGCTGATCCAGTGTAATACCAAAGAGAATTATTATCTTTGGTAAATGCGAATTGCCCCTCTTGCGGTGAGGTTATCGCACTATTCCTTGCGGCTTCACTTGCAAAGACTAAAATTCCTTGCATTAAGTAGCCGTTTACATCGCTTGCTGTTAAAACATCTCCAGTATTGAATGTTTTAAACCCTAACCCTGCTGCCATTGTTGCTCCTTAGTTAATAACTCAGAATACCAGAACCCAAGCGACCCTGCGAGGTGGTGCTATCGAGGATGAAGGCTTGGATTAGAGGCTCTGCTGTTAGTATTTTTGTAGTGAATGTATTGTTGGTTATATCGTGTTGAATGCCTTGAACAAAGAGTTCTTTAGTAATTGTAGAACCACCTGGAACAGTTTTGGTTACATTTACTAAATCAAAAATCTCCAAATTCAAACCAGCAACTATCTTGGCTGGTGAGGTTGGATCATTAAGATTTATAGTCATTGAATCTATGCGATCAGTGGTGTCTTTTCTAGCCACTAGTAGGGTTTTAGCCTGATCTAAGGATTCGGCATCGGTTTGAACCAGGATTCCATCACGCTTGCCTGAATGTAGGAAGTAGGTATCTATCGAGGTTTGATCAAATACATTCTGACTAGTTCCATTTAAGCGAGTTACTGTTACATCATTAACTAGCAAAGTATCATCATTGGCAAATTCAATTTGTTGATAGGTTAAGCCTGAGCCATCATCTGCAAAAACTACTGGAGTTTCATCGGCTTTCTTACTTACTGTATCTCTTGATAAGAAGGTGGCATCACCTTCGGCTGAGATAAAGAAACCGCCAAACTCTGATGATTCAACTAGTTGCAAGGCATTAAGTAAATCTCTATTAGCAGTACCTGGATCAGCCTGCATGGTGCTATTTCCAGCATCTATGGCTCTTTGAGATGTTGGCCAACTTACAACATCAAGCAAGGTTTCAATTCTTGCACCGCTCAATTGAGGTGAACCTGCTCCTGCAACTGTACTAATTCCAATGCCATTTAATAATCTAAAACCATCAACGCATTGCAAAGTAATTTTAGATGTATCCTCAACACCTAAACCATAGGTACTGTTGTAACTAGTAATATATCCTGAATAAAGATAATAACGATCTGTACCAGAGCCATCATCATAATCTGCCCAAATGCGAATTTTGCGCAAAGGCAATAATTTGCCATAGTAGGGTGAGGATACATTCTGAGGCGACCAATCACCATTGTTATCTGCTAAAACAACTGTTGCTAAACCTGCTTCAAATTTATTAAGGATTCGGTTTCTACCTCTACGAATACCAATTTGTAAAGCAATATTTGAAACATCAACAACATCGCTTGCAGAATCTGCCAAGATACCTGTTCCAAGTGGAGTAGTTGGGTCATCTAAAACTAAAGGGTTTCCGAAGGCAGGGCCATTTGCAAAGTCAATGGAAACTCCTACAACTGGTAAACCTGGCATTACAAATCCAAAACTCTAGCAGTGATTGATCTACCTGAAGTTTGACCAGCCAACAAACCACTTCTAATTGATTCTTGCAAATCAGATTGAGTAATGGTGCTGCCAGCATTATTAACAGTTATGTTATATGAGGCGCGTTCACCCATTCGATAATCTCTGTAATCAGGCAATTGAGTATTTAATAATGGTCTAGGAACATCACCACGCTCACCTCTACGATAAGCCAAATAATCTGGTTGAGTAGTCATAGGGCTTGGAATTACCTCTGGCTTAACAAACTCTTTAACCATTTGATCAACTAAATCTTGAGCAACAGGAGGAGGGGTAACACCACCTGGAACATATTGAGGCGCAACAAAGGCACCCTTACCTACGGCTGCAAGATAAGCGTTTAATTCTTTAAGCGCTGTTTTCCAACCATCGGCTGCGGCTAATCCTGCTGCATCCCAACCTGCACCTAAATTAACATTGCCAGTAACCTTGGCAATATATTTTAGAACTTCATAGTTGGTTAAATTCCACTTAGAGGCAAGAAGGTTTACTTCCTCCTCGGAAATCTTGCTATCAGCAATAACAGTTAGAATATCTGCATAGCGTTGCGCAGCAATAGCCATGCGCTCAGTTGCTTCATAGTTAGCAAGTAATTGATCATACATTGCTTTTTGTGCAAGATTTTGTTCTTTAAGAAGGTTTAATCGAACTGCCTCAAGTTGGATTGGGTCAGTTTCAGATGTAGGTGTAACACCCATTGCCTTTAATTTATTTAAGGCTTCTTGACTAGCAAGTTGTTTCTTTTGTTCAGCAGTTAGTTTTGAAGCGTTGGCTGCTATCTTGCCAGTGCTGCCAACAATGCCTGTATAGGATTTAGCACTATTTTTTACTAACTTATCTGATTCTTTGATAACTTTATTGTTTTTAGTTAGTTGCTTATAGGAAATCAAAGCGGCAGTTGTAAATGTAGCAACTGCTGCGGCGGCTGCTATTGCGGATACACCACCTGTTGCAAAAGCGGTAGCAGTTCCTGCTGCGGTGGCTGCTGCTGCCTGGCGCCCAAAGGCTGCGGTTAGAATATTTATCGCACCTGTTAAGGCAACTACACCAGCATAAACTTTGGCTGCTGCAAAGGTAGAAACTAATACCGCACCTAATACCTTAATTGTATTAAGATTGCGCTGAATGAAATCAAATAGATTAAATACTTGCGTAATTAATTGAGGCAGTTGAGTTAAGATTGTTTCAAGCGCTGCCGCTAATTTATCTTTATTAGCAGAAATCCATGCCTCTAATTGAGGTAAAACTTTAGTGGCAACTATATCTGCAAAGCGCTCAATTACAGGAAGTAGCGCATAACCTAGAGTTTCAAGAACTTCACCATAGGCTAATTGCAAACCTTTTAATCTATACTCTAAAGTTTTGGCACGAATATTAGCCTGATCTTTAAATGTATCATTTAAACTTTGTAAGGCTGCATCTAAATTACCTGATTTAATTATGTTCTTATCAAGCGGTACACCAAGGCGAGTTAATGCACCTAAGTTACCATTTACTGCCTTGCTCAATGCCAATGAAATTGAGGCTAAATCTTTACCAGTTCCAGCGCTAATATTAAGCGCAGTTCCAAGTAATGATTGAGCAGATGTAACATCACCAGTTGCTCTAGCAAGTGTAGCCAGGGCTGGCCTCAACTCGTCATCAGCAACAGAAACTTCTTTTTGTAATGAAGTTATGTATTCCTCAGTGCTAGCAATAACAGCATCAGTTGCACCAACTGTATTTCTTAAAGTAGATGCTAAGAGGGCTTGGCTCTTTTGATCATCCATTGCAGCGCGAACTGCATCAGTACCGATCTTGAGGGAGAATGCACCAACGGCAGCCGTCGCTGCTGCAAAGGCTAAAGCAGTTCTTTTAGCAAATTTATCAAAATCTTTGCCAAGTTTTGTAATATCTTTTTGAGCCTGCTTTGAACCTTTAGCAGAATACTGGGTGATAATCCGAGCAATAATTGCGCCAGTTGCCACTTTAACTCCTGCCGTTTAATTTAGTTTGTAATGTTTTTTTAGCATCCTCTAAGGCTGCTGCAACTCGCCTTTGGATTTCCTCTTTATCTTTATCAACAACTGCCCAAATAAGGCGTGAGGCTTTACCAAATGAGTTGCTTAAATATCTAATAAATTGATTTCTTGATGCGTTGCCACGCCTGCCTGCAACTTCGAATATTGCACCAGCAGCATCTTTATTAATTAACGCACCAGCGCTAGTGGTGTAATCACCGCGAACCCTACCTTGCGCTCTGCTTTTGGTAATGCCTGCTTGAATTGCGTTAGCATCCCATGCTGGCCAGCCAGCGCCACCGCGAGTTCTCGGATTTGCGGCTGGAGTTTTACGCCAACCGCGCATCGGAGTTCCATAAACAGGATTAGTAAATTGAACAACTAAGTTATCGGCTGATCTTTCAGCCTTATTCAATTCATCATTAATTACTTTATTGAATTTTCTAGCCGCCGCTTTATCAAATTGTTTTAAAGCATCTGTTGTTTCTTTAATGCCAGTTAAAACGATAATTTCATCGGCCATTTTTGTTTGCCTTTGCTCTTTCCTTTAGATAAGCAAAAATTGCTTCTAAGACACCATCAGGGGCATCTATCAAATCAATAGGAGAGATGCCCAACTCCACCGAGGCCGTTGCAATTGCAAAGGTTAGGCTATCTCGGTGGATTCTGAATTTGGGTCAGAAATCATCTCCACTGATTCGAGAGTATCTAAAAATTCTGGGCCAAAAGGTTTTACAACTCGCCCATTATCTTTTAAAGATTGCCAAGCCAAAAAATAGATATGCTCCATCTTTTGATCCTCTGCAAATAATTTTGCCAATCCTTTACCAAACTTCTGCTCAAAAGCAACGATGGTGCGTGGGCGCAATGAAAACACGCTATCTACACCATCGTTAGTTTTGATTTTTAGTGATAAGCCATCCATTTTATTTCCCCCTAGTTAGTTATGATGTTGCTTTTGTTATTGCACCTGAGATTGGCCAGGTAACGCTTGCTGTACTTAGTTCACCAACGGCTCCTGATAGCGGTTGCCATTCAGAAACTAAAGCGTTGAAACTATATTGTGGATTTGTTGCGGTTGTAGTTCCTGCTACTGGTTTTACAATCATTGCAGCAGATGTTCCGATTGTTGGATAAATAATAGATTCTAAGGCACCAGATGCAAAATCCTGGAAAAATTCTATTGTTACCTGATTATCGGCCAATCCTGCAACTCTTGTCCGACTTAAATTTCCAAATGATGTTGTATCTACAACATCTAGTGATGTACTTAAAGTTACTGAACTTACATAACTTGAAATATCAGTACTTGCAAAAGTAATTGAAGCATTAGTTAATACAATTCTTGCCATTATGCAACCGCCTTAGTAATTGCTCCTGAGATTGGCCAAGTAACAGATGCGGTTGATAATTCACCAACTGCCCCTGATAGTGGTTGCCACTCTGAAACTAAAGCAGTAAATGTATAGGAAGGATTTGTTGCACTTGCTGCTGATGAAGTTGGTAATACTACAACTGAAGTAGTAGTTCCAAGCAATGGGTAAATTGTTTGTTCAACTAAGGATGTTGCAAAATCTTGGAAAAACTCGATAGTTACTGAATTATCTTGCAAACCAGCAACGCGAGTTCTAGCAGCAGTTGATGAAAACCCAGTTGTTTCCACTACATCAGTTGATGTATTTAAAGTTACACTTGAGATATATGATGAAAGGTTTACTGAATTAATTGTAACCTTTGCATCGGTTAATACGATTCTTGCCATTATTTGTCGGCTCCTTCTTGGATTGCTGGTTTGGTTGTTCCCCCAGTTGTCTTAATGTGGTTACCAGCAATCAATGCCTCGATGTTGGCTCCTGCATTAAGCAATTCTTTTTCGGTGATTGCATCACCTTTCTTTTTATTACAAACCTCTACTTCTGAGGTAATTATGTAAGACATTTTTTCTCCTTAACCCCAAATTGTGAGGCGGTATCTGTAAGATAGAAATAAAGTGCCAGCAGATTCATAAGTTCCACCTTCGGCGCTAATAACTCTAAGGGTATTAACTGCTCCACCTAAAGTTTTATCACCTTCAATTGCGGCCTTAATTGAGCCAGCCCCTGATCCTGCTAGAAAAGCATCTAACTTATCTTGGGCTACTCTTTCTGATAGGCGTTGAACAATCACCAAGACATCACAATTGGCTTGGTCTAAACCTCGCGCATTGTTTATATCGAAGGTGAAATCTAATTGCCCAACAACTGCTGCTGGTGGTGTTACTGTATCTGGAATTAAATCATAAACTCTAAGCCCAGTTATTGTTTGTAGGCGTGTTTTTAAACCATCTCTAACATTGCTTGGAATCACTTAGCCAAGCCGCCATTCTTGCGGAATGGGCGAAGTAATACTTCAACATCAGCATCAAGCCTAGAAAATAATCTAATAGTTCCAAGATCAGGGCTACCAGCAATTCCAAATGGTGATTGCCTGCGCCCGAATATGCGTGATGATTGAATTAGTGTAGCCATATTAACTTCGGCTGGTATTGCTGAAAATCCCCAAACGCCTTTAATGCGAACTGATTGAGGTAGTTGATATGGAAAGATATAACTGCCAATTGCTAAAACTCTATTGTAAGGCCAAGATTTAATTGGATTGTTAATTGGTTCAACCATGTAATCGGTTGTACTCCAAACAGTTCCAAATGTACGATCAAAGTTATCATCGGTGGCTACTTCGCTAACAGTAGTTATATCATCAATGTTAATTGTATAAGGATCAACTGCGGTGTAATAGCGAGTTACTGGAGAACCAACACTGCCATTAACATAAAAGAAACGCTCAGTATAATCATCAACCATTCGACTAGCAGCCGTAATTGCAGATTCTAAAGCGGTATCATCAACTGAATCTGAAATATTTAATGATGCTTTTAATTCAGCAAGTGTGCAGTACCCATTAGTGATTGCCACGCTTTATCCTTCTTTCCGCTTTAGGTAAAATCGCTCTTTCAAGTTCAGGCTCGGCGGTAGCCGTTTCCTTTAGTTTAATTCTTTTTTTAAAAATTTTTTTCAATGTTTCCATAATTTATGGTGCCTATCATCTAACCAGTATGATTTTTGATGAGGCAAAATTGCTCCAGTGTTTACAAATATTGGATAACCTAATGAGCGGATGCGACGGCTAAAAAGTAAATCCTCGCCAATCCATTCACCATTTACAGGGCCATCCCAAAACCAACACCAATTTTTACCCATACTAGGATCAGCAGTTTCACGCATTTTTTCTAAAACGCTACGATGGATTAACAAACATCCAGTGCCTGCTGCATCTACTTCAAAAACTTTATTCTCATCATATTTATAGAGGGGTAAGAATCCCTCTGGCGCATCTTGAAATATCGCTGGAACTGGTTTTGGATATTCGCTTTTGCCATCATTAAAAGCGGCAAATACCAATCCTGCTACAACTGGCCGTTCTAAATCGTGGGCTGTATCAATTAACTTATCAAAAGTTGCAACCCCTAATTGCTGATCGCTATCCACCATTAGAAGCCAATCAGATTTTGTATTATCTAAAAATTGCTTAACTATTTGATTACGAATTTTAGAAAGTAATCCTGAGCCTTTAACTCTAACAAATGGCCCTAATCTTGGTGATCTTGATTGTGCTAATTGAATCAAGGTAAATGCAAATGAACCATTTACTTGGCCTGAATCGCAAGAACCTATACTTACTTTGTGTGCGCTTTTCATAGTTCCCCCGAACTACTTAGGAGTTTAGGTGGCCTAATCGGGGGAGGTTAAGCCACCTAAACAGTTCTTAATTACCTTCTAAATTAGAAGGATGGTGCTGCTAAGCCAGTTCCGCTAATGATTGATGCGGCTAGTGGATAGCGTTCTGCGGTGAATGCGGCATAGCCGTAAACAACGCTCTTTACAGTTAATGAACCAGCATTTGTCGCTTCGAAACGAAGTGAGAATGGTGATCCTGGTTGCTCCCATAGGTGCATTTCGCGAGCATCAACCAAGTAGATTTCATCTTGGTTAGTTGAAGCACCATAAGTTAGGCCTACTGATGCATCTGCAATAATTGGTAATCCAAGTAGTGATAACCTGAATTTCCATATTGTGCAACGCCTGCTCCTGTTGCAACGGCATTCATTACGCCGTTTGCAGATGGAACTACTAGAGGGCGGTTTGAACCATCAACGCCTGCTAGCAAGAATGCTAGGCGGCGTGGGTGCATAATCCAATGTGTTGGAGTTGTGAATACATTGCTTTGAACTTTCTGCAACGCATCAGCCAACTTTGGATATAGTAACGCAACAGTTGGTGAAGTTGTAGTAAATGTTACTGCGTTTCCACCTGAATTGCGGATACCTTTAATGGTTCCTGCTGTTCCAGCACCATTGATGATGCCAGAGTTAAGTGTTGTGTGCCATGAACGAATCAAGTCTGCAACAACAAATGAATCAATACCTGTTCCGCGCTCAATTGCTTGGCGTGATAGGTCTTGCTGTCCAGCAATTGTACGAACATTTACAGTTAGCAATGTATCATCTGCATCAGTTTCAGAAACATCAGTTGCCTGTGTTTGCTGAATAGCAGTTGAAGTTCCAGTGGTCATGCGGCTGATGTTTAAAGTCATTCCGCTTGCTGGCAAGGTCATTTTATTGGTTGCGAAGTCTGCTGTTGGGCGACCTGCGCGAGCCAATGGTGCTGCTAGATCAGTTAAGTACTGAGGAACTACTAAACCTTCAAAGTTTGCAGTTGTTCCATCGCGGCGCTCAACTTCCTCCTCGCGCATGTGGCGAGCAAGGCGATCTTGCGCTGAGAAATCTTGCTTGAATTGTGCATTGAAAGCATCTTTAATAAATGATGCTCCTGAATTTGGTGTATAGGTACGCTCCTCGCGGGTTACCTTTGCACCGCCGACCTTTGGCATTGCTACATCTGCAACTGCTGCACGAACTTCTGCAACCTTTGCATCTGCATCTGCCTGGGCCTTTAGTGTTTCAATTTTTGAATCTAGCGTGCGTGTTTCTGCAACTAGGGCATCTACCTTTGTTGTTTCCTCAGCAGTTAGATCGGTGCGATTCTCTGCGGCTACTGCCTCAAGAACTGCATCCATCTCTGCCTTCACTGCATCACGGCGTTCAATTACTTTGTCTAAATAAGACATTAATTTAACTCCTTGGTTGGTTGAATTTTGAGGTGGTGGCGATACCTAACGCGGCGCATAAAGGGTGCGCAGTTCGCTCCGACTTCATCTGCTGTATTTTTACAACAGAAATTTATTTTGTGTTATTGATTATTGCTTGGGCTAGGCGCAAAGATATTTTGCGACTTGCTTCATCTGATGGTTCTTTAAGTGGTGCGATAGGGCGCAACTCACTTGCTTTGTGGCCAACTAAAGTTTCAGTTGCTACATAACCATCTCTTAATTCTCTGTAAACTCTAATTAAAACTGCTGGATCGCCTTCCTCAGCAGTAATGCTAAAGGTAGAATCAGGAATACCTAAAACACCCTCTCTCATTACATGTTCAATTCGACCTCTTGCAGTTCCACCGCTTGAATCCCATTCAACAAAATCACCGACTACATCAACGGCGCGGGCATCATCCTCAATCTCTAATTCATCATCTACCTCAACACCTGAGTTCATAATCATTTGCTCAATTGCTGATTTAACTTCCTCGATGTAATCATAGCCTTCTGAAATTTGTTGCAAGGCTGCCTTTAATGCAACTAGTGAATCACCAGTTACCTCTCGACCTTCTTTAATTGCAGATAGTGTTTCTTTTAATTGTTCTCTAGCCTCAACAGTTGTAGTTGGATAGGCTGGATAAGTAACAACTGAAACATCGCCATCTGATAATGAAACCTCAGTTAGAACTCTACGGCTGCGATCCTCGCTCCATTTTTGGCGAATAACTCGAAATGCAAAACTCATTTGATCTACATCGCCACGCTCTACTAGTTTGTAAATATCTCTAGCCTCAGTAGTATCTGCTAACTCTGCCTCAAAATATAATCCACGATCATCCTCATTTAGTTTCAATGTGCCATTCTTTGATCGTGCTAGTGGCAATCCTTCGTGGTTAATAAGTAAGCGTACATCTGGAGTTTCACTTAATGTTTTACGAAATGCTCCTGGTGCAATTGATTCTTTAAATGGTAGTGGCACACTTGATTCATTAAATACAGCAGCATAACCAGCAAGGCGCATAGTGCCATCCTCTGCTGATCTTGCCTGAACATCTTTTACTGTATAAGTGCGGCGTTCAATCTTTTTCATTTTTCTCCTTGAATCTGCTTCTGCATTCAGAGCATCAATTTTGCGTTGCGCCCAATTCTGCGCTCTATCTGAAAAATTGCTATCCCCACCCCAAAGAAGCCAAGCGACTAAACCTGCTCCTGGATAACCTGGATCGGATGGATTACTGTTTGAAGGTGCCTTACCATCAACTTGATGGCGAGCAAACCAGGGAGCCATCTTTCTAACTTTTGGTTCTGTTATTTTTCCAGCAGCCATATCTCTTGCTGCTGCAATGGTGGCTGGTACCAAACCATCGCCCCCAAAACCTTCCTCATAATATTTCAAGCCACGCTTTGCGTTTTCTCGAATGAATGAAGGAACACTTAAATCAACTGCGCGAGTATTTACTTCTCCACCTGGTTCCATATCCTCAGCAATTGAAACTGCAACCATCTGATCTATCGCATCTTGCTTTGAATCGTGGCAACCAATAGTTGTATAGGAACCATCAGATTCCTCTTTTACAGTTGCCCAACCTTGGCAATCACTTTGCTTATCAGATATTAAATATGGCATGGATTCCTAAACTAGAAGTAAAACTTCTGCATCATCATCAAGTATTGAGAAATCAATTTGAGATTTTGATTTACTTGATAACTTGCCAAGTTTTGTTTTAGCAGTTGCGGTTTTTATTGATACTGTTATTTTTACAGGCTCAACAATTGTAGGGAAATTTGGCTGAATATAATTTGGCTGACCTACTGGGCTTGGAATATTTGTTATTGTAGGTACTACTGCATTTGCTGATAAACCACCTAGGGTTGCAGTTGCTGAAACAACATTTATTATTTCCGCAGTAGCGCTAGCAGTGGATGAACCTAGATTTGCCTCGGCTGTTGCGAAAGTGATTGGCCCTAAAACATCAACATCTAATTGAGATGAATTTAAGACAAACTCAGCCATTTATTAACTCGCTAAAGTTAGAGAAACTGTTAATGAACCGCTTGGAATTGTAAAAGTATCTCCAGCAGTGTAGGCATTACCAGCAACAGTTCCTGAGAATAAAAAATTACCTGCGGTTAAATTATCCCAAACAGTAAAAAATGTAGCATCCTCTGAACCTGCAATATTTTCCCAAGATACATCAGCATCTGAAGTTAAGCCACCATTTGAGGCTACGCTAAAAGAAACTGACTTGCGAGTTGTTTCAGTAGCAGGGTTTGCAGTTCCATTTGCACCTGGATCGCCAATGTGTAGTTTTGCATAAACATTGGCTGCTGAATAAGAAGTTGCATTTCCTACTGCATCAAGAAATTTATTTGCTAAGTAATTGCTTAATCCTGTTGCCATTACTCATCACCCTCCATGAACTCCTCAATAATTTCATCAATGCGGCCTTCTTTATCACGCTTAACTTTCTTGCGAACTCGCTTGCGTTCAATAGTATTTGTTACCTGAACATTTGGCGCTTCAACATTTACATTAGGCGCAGCAACATTTACCTCTGGTGATTCAAGCATTACCATCGCTGGCTCAACAGTTACATTAGGTGCAGCAACATTTACAGTTGGCTCTGGCACATTAACTACTGTTTGCTGATTATCATTTCTGCGGCTCTTTACTTCATAAACTCCACTTGGATCGCTTGGATCAATTGAGGAGATTTGTTGCAATTGGCTACTTGGAACGCCAGTGTGTTTCATCTTTGGCAATCCAACGGCTGCATTAACTGCGGCAGGATCAAAGCCAACCTGAATAAGTTGAGCAGCAATTTCAGTTCTTAACTTCAAACCAACATCTTTAGCATCGGCTGCATCAATGTTTTGTAGAGGAACTCTGTATTGATCGCCAGCCTCGCCTAGTGGTGATAAATCCTCAACTGAGCGAACATCGTTTAAACTTAGGAAACCTTCACGCAAACCTTTTGTATAAGCATCGTAGCGTTCAATAGTTGTTCCGCGTAGAAGTGCATCAAGATTAAATTTAACAAAGCCATCTTTCTCAGGTAGTAATGATGAAAGCGCTTGCTCAATTCTTTCTAACAATGGGCGAAGTGAGTGTTGTACAAATGAAAGGTTCTGCGCTTCAACGCTAGCAAAACTCATTGCACCTGCTACTGGATGCCCTAATAGTGAAATCGGAACTCGGAACAAACGGGCCACTTCCTCAAGTCCAAATCTCCTTGAATCTAAGAGTTGAGCATCTTGGGCATTTAGTGCAAGTGGTTTAAATGATGCACCACCTGTTAGCACGCCAATCTTTCCTGCACGATATGGGCCTGAGTGAGTGATATTCCAATCGCGGCCAATTGATGTTGCCTGCTCCTCGGTCATTTCACCAGGTACTTCAATGATTCCACCAGGGTTTGCTGCGTTTCCAAAATAAGATGCAGCATAAGTATCGGCTGCCATTACTGCACCAAGAGTAATTCTTGCTGCTTCAATTGGGCCTAAGCCATAGAAAGAACCAGGAAGTTTAAATAGCGGAATATGTAATAACTCATCTTTAGTAAGGGTCATTACTTTCTGGTTGTAATCTTGAGTATAGGTTCCGCCTGCTGGATCGTATTCTTTAATTGTTACTTCATAAACAACTGGCTCATTAGGATTTTTTCTAACAATTCTTACTGATTCAGGATTGATGCAATAAAGTTCTACAACATCACCCATATCATCACGAACTGTAAGGATGTAAGCATTTCCACGAAGGTTTAAAGAAGCAAGAACTTGCTCTAAAAATTCCATTCGAGTTGATTCGCCATTTGGTTTATTTACCCAAGTTGGAACATCGCCATAAACTGCGGCATAAGAAATTCTATTGCGACCTCTGCGAACATAGGCGCCCATTGGTAATGATGAAATTGTATCGCCTAGCAAACGAACGCAAGCATAAACTGTACTCATGCGGATTGCAGTTTCAGATGAAACTACAACTCCTGCTGGTGAACTATATGCAGGGCGGCCTGGAACTAGCGGTTCAACAAATTGATTTGTTGCTCGCTTCTCACCAGCCTGGCGCAATGCTCTTGATAAATTCATTAATTACCTTTTTCTGTAATCCATACTAAAAAACTTCCAACCGCAATTAAAGCAACTGGAATTGAAATAAGTGCCAAGCCTGTTGTTACGCAGGCAACCCCTACTACCTCTACTAACAAAGTAGGATTTATCTTTTTCATTACTCCCCCTTAGTGTTGAAATCATTAGTCAAATCGTGGCGTGTCTTTTAATTTTTTGTAATTATTACGCATAATAAATTGCAATTTATGTAATTGTAAAAAATGCCAAAAGTATAATTAAGGCAGTGGTTAGGAAATACTTAATCACTAAGGAAGGTCAAAAATGAAATGCTGTAATCACTTAGTAGTAAAGCAAGGATGCCAGTGCCATAATTGCAGTGGTTATCTCTGTAAAGTAGGGAGAGTTAATAATGAAAAGCAATAAGAAAACCTTAAAATGCCCACTATGTAAAACTGATATTCGCTTCAGTGTTACTAGAGGTTTATATTGCCCTAATTCAAAATGTGATAATGAATTAGATTAAACCTGAATAGAGAAATATCTAGTAACAGGCGCTTTAGGTTCAGGCGGCTGCGTGGCTCGATCATAACCAAAGATTGAGGCAACAGCCGCATCGACCTTTCGACGGCTAGAAGCCTTGGCTACCATTACTCCTCTTGAGGATTGCTTGGTAACGCAGTTTGAGATGTGGCGGGCCAAGCGTTCATCGCCATCGTGAGTAAATGATCCATTAACGACGGCTTCATAAAACTTTTGCGTTGCAGGTACCATTCGTTCCGCCGAGTTTGGATAACTAACAACTGGTAAGCCGTTCTCATCAAGTACCATGAAGGTTCGTTGCCATCTTGCTGGATCGAATACAACTTCTCTAACTTGGAATCTTGAATCTCGGTAAACATCAATTATTGTTTTTTCAACTTCAGCAACTGGAACAAACCAACCTTGCTCTGCATCGTGTGGCTTCTCCCAAATTCCAACAACTTTTAAATGTGGTTTCTCGCCACCTAAGAACCAAGCAACTAATGCAGTTGAATCATTTGAGAACGCTCCATCAAATGCTAGAACTACATCCTCGCCAGGAATATCCTCGCGCTCTGTATCAATGATTGCTTCCCAAGCGCCAGTTGGTAGCCAGGCGGTTTGAGTGCTAACAAAACAATTTATTCGCTTCGTTCTAAATTCTGCTTCAGGAGTTCGTAATACCGCGCTCTCAAAATCCTCAAGATCAACAATATCCCCAATGCCAGGATTAGCCTCTTGCCATAATTGCGGATCACGATAATCACCCTCTGGTTTCTCTGGCTCCCACCAAGCAAAGAAAAAACTTGGATCAACATTTTCACCCTTAGCAATTCTCTGACCATATTGGTAGAGAGAGTAGCAAAGTGAATCTTGCCCACTAGTTGCAGTTTTAACTCCAGCAGTGGTGATGCCAAAGAGAAGTGAATCTTGCCTAGCACCACCTGCAAGGCTCATTACATCCCATAGTTCTCGATTGGGTTGAGCGTGAACCTCATCAAAAATAATTATTGGCGAAGGATTTAAACCTTCTTTTGTGTAGGCTTCAGCAGATAGAACTCTGTAAACTGAACCCTTATCTTTAAACTCAATTGCATCTTTGTATAAAGTAAACATTGTAGATAGTTCAGGGTCTAACTCAACCATCCGCTTTGCAGTACCAAAAACAATTCGGGCTTGATCTCTATCGGCTGCGCAAGAATAAATTTCAGAACCATTACCGCCAAGAGTTAAACCTGCTAAACCAACGCTAGCAGCGAGTGCGGATTTGCCGTTCTTTCTAGCCATTCCGATTAGCGCGGTGCGATGTTTAAATCTGCCGTTTTCTTTTCTTGCCAAAGCGTGATTTAAAAGTTGCTTCTGCCAATCACGCAAAACTAATAACTCACCAGCAGGTGCTGCAATTGAATCTTTAGTAACTCTACAAACGGCTTCTGCAAACTGGCTATAAAGCGGCCCATCGCCTGCGGCAATCTCTGCCTCTGCAACTGGCGTTAGCCAACGCGGTGGCCAGGAATTAGTTTGTTGCATTTTGTTTTTGCTGGAGAAGTTCCTCTAGTTTTCCACGAGCCTTCACTTCAGCAACCCCCAGTTTTGATCTATCACTTGGAGTTAATCCAAGCAAAGATAAATTTTTAACAATATCACCCTGCACTGTACTCAACATTCCGAACAGAGGATTTTGGTAAGCATAACCTTTATCGGTATAAAGTATAAATTGTTCAGGCTTTAGTTGATCCTGAATTTGTTTTTTTAATTCCATCTTTTCGCAAAGTTCTAAAAGTATCGTGCCATCTGTATTGGCAATCCAAGGCGCAAGACTTAGAACCTCATGCCAAAGGTCTGCACCAACTTCGCTCAAATGCTCAGGCGGCTGAGCAGAAAATCTTGGCAACGCAATAACCTTATTTAGATCAGGAAGTTTTTGCTTGCCTGGATTTCCATTGCGCCGTTTAATTTCATTTGGCTTTGCAGCCATTTTTATCCTGTCCGATTTGCACTAAATGCCCCCTATAAAAAAATTCGGAAATGTGTGAAGCCA